CTTCTTTCTGTTCTGTCCAAATTATTCTAAGATTTCTCTTTACCAACATCATTTGACAAAGAGCCTATTTTTTAAGTTAGTATTAAGATTGTGTAATATGATGATATCTATATTTTATAGTATCAGTGCTATAAAATCAAAAATAAGTCACTAATTAACTACCACTCCAATTGTAAGCCTTTTTTCTCACTTTTTTTCAAAAATATGGTATGCCTTTTAATAGCTTCAAATATAAAAGAGTTTAAAGCGTAACACACTTATGGGGAAGTGGTTTGAGGTGCGCTTTAAACTCTTCTTTATTATTATCTCACAATTTAACCCAAATGTCTTTCTATTTAAAAATCAAAGTAAAACTTTTCAAATATACAGAAATATAACTATGTGAAACATCCTTTCATTAATCCATAAAAGGATACATAAAAAAGCCACTCATTTGAGTGGCAATGAAGAAAAGCTTTAGCTTGTATAATACTCTTCAAAAAATTCTAACACAGAACGATTCAAATGGCTACGTTAATGTACCCTGTAGGACTCGAACCTACGACCGGACGGTTATGAGCCGTCTGCTCTGACCAACTGAGCTAAGGGTACTGGTTGTTGCCACATAAAGCCATAAACAATCAACCAGTAGAATGTGTGGCAACAAACCTGTTATCGCATAGCTTGGAGTGTGACTATTATGGGTGATAGTGAAGATATGCGATAACATCACTATTTTATCGAATGATTTTTATAGTTGTCAATATAGTTATGTAATGCTCCTCAACGAGGAGCTATTTTTATCGTTTAGGAATATTTAAATACCAACGTTTGTCATGGAAATCTTGCGCACCGCCTTTAGTGTTTCCCTCTGGATCATTCGTTGCCCGCATCATGACATAGACTTTCTTATTAGGGAAGTTACGCATGTTAAAAGATACATGATAGCCAACATTTCCAGAAGTATTATAAGCTTGATTTACATCTGCTCTATAAATTCCATCAGCTCTTACTCGAGCTAATTCTTTCCCAGTATTGTAATCCATAATGAAGATATACTCGTATTTATAGTTAGCAATGTGCCATCCAGCTACATGCAAATTTGCATTTTCGATTTCTCCAAACTGATCAATGTGGGCGTAATTCGTTCCATCTGTCAGTGTAGGATTAGCTGCACCAGCTCGTGTTGGATCAATGACAGGCTTGTTTTCAGAAGTTGTTGGATTTTCATCGGTAAATCCATGAGCTAAATCATATGCTAATTTTTCTTTACTTACGCCCATTTCAGAAAGATAACCGTAAGGATCTGTATGATCGCCCCAGATGTTTTGTGTTACCCATAAATGCGATTTGATTCCCGGTTGGTTATAAGGAGTGTCCAACGTTAATGGAATACCATATTTCATTGCTGAATCTCTAGCCAATTCAACGTATGCCTTGTAGTTTTTCTCAAACGTTGCTTTATCATGTGTGTGTTGTAACTCAATCTGCACAGGACTGTTGGCATTAGCATACGAACCAGCACCGTACTGTACATAACCAGGTTGACCGACTTGATAAACAATTCCGCCGTCTCCCACAATATAAGCAGTATAAGCGCTAGTCCATGAACGTTGCATATACTGCGCTTCATTGCGTCCTGTTGCTGTTTCATTAGCCGTTTCATGCAGTAAAATATACTGATTATTTGCTACTTGTGAGCTACCTTCATTTGCGCCCAAATTAAATTCATTGTTGATAGTATAGGCAAATCCGTTAATTGGCAATAAAAAAAGAGCCGTTAACAGGCTCATCGCAGTAATAGTAATTTTCTTTTTCATTTGTTTCCTCCTTCTTCGCTTTCAGCCGAGAACATTTTGTAGGTTCGATTTGATACACCCAACACACTCCCTAAAAACGCGCCAAAACCAGTAATGATGACAACACAGATATCTGTGTACTGCCAATTGAGCGCTTTACCAACTAACCCCACGAAAGTAGCTAGTGCGGGAATAATTACCAGTGCGAACCATTTTAGTACTTCGAACGTTTTATTATTCATTTTCTTCTCTCCCTAAATAAAGTTTTAATTTGTTGCGTGTGTTCTACCAATTTTTCTGCATGTGTATCTAATCTTTCATCGTGTTTCTTTAGTTCTTCATGAATCATCAATCGATCTGATTTGCTCGATTCTAAATCTTTAGTCAGCAAATCTAAATTGTGACTTACTTTTGAAAGAGTCTCAGTAATCTTCGAGAAAGATGCAGTAATTGGTTTTATTACTAATAAAATCAAAGAAACGATAGCGGTTATTGATCCTGCTATCGCTCCCCATTCCCCTAAATTAATCATGTGACAACTCCTTTACCTTAAATAAAAACGCATCAATTAAGATGCGCTCTTATCTTTATTAATGATTTTATCTGCTTCTTCGTCTGTAATGCATAATGGAACGAAAACCATTACTTGTTCGTTAGTGAAACAGCCCCAGTCATACATTAGTTTGATATCTTCATATGAATACATGTTACTTCCCACCTTGTAATTGTTTTTTGATTTCTTCGATTTCCTTGGTATTTTGTACAGAAGCAAGCATCGTTTTTGAATTCAACTGCGCTAAACTTTCTGACTTTTCTTTCAATAAGACATTTTCTTGCTTGATTGCTACATTGTTTAGCATTGCTTTAGAATTTAGCTGTTTCAATTCATCATTTTCTGCCTTCAGCGTTTCGTATAATGCCTTAATATTAGCCAATTCATCTACGCTATCAACAGCATTCCCTTTTTTCTCTTCTTCAGTAGCTAACTCAACCCACTGTTTTTTATCAAAATCAAATCTTGGTCTCCAGTTAGGAACTGGTGGTTTAATCTCTGTACAGTTTTCAGGGATATTTTCTTGATTGTTCAAAATGATTTGCTCGAATCCGTAAGGCTTGATTGATTTGTAAACTACTTTCATTAGATTTCCTCCCTTAAATTGAATAAGTGATAACAAATGAATAAGCTGATCCATAACTTGAATTTCTTCTCCATTTAATGGCTCCGTCTGCGCCAATAGATAGTTGAGCACTGTTCAAAGTAGAACGGTCTATTGACCCAACCAGTTGTTCAAAACTAATTGGTGGCCGATAGCCTTCTGGAATTGTTAGTATCGTTGAATCATTTCCACCACTGCTTTTTCCGTTTAAAGCCACAAAATATATAGAAACTGTTTTTCCTTCACGATAAAGCTTTGCTGATCCGGTATTCCCGTTTGTAACTGTTAATGTGGTAGTAGCTGTATCATTAATGCGTTCATCGATCTTATTGTCTAATTCATCTATAGCAGTCGCATTAGCATTCGCTTTTGTTTGAGCATCCTTAGCTGTGGTGTCTACTTCATTAATTGAAGCAGTCAACTGCGAATTAATCTCCGATACTTTCCCATCGGTATAATTGTTTGCTTTACCTGTGATTTCAGCAACCTTGATATCTGTAGCTAGGTTATTCTCAACATAGCTAGGTTCTAGATCCCATACATAATCTTTTGGATTGTTTGAGTCTCGCATGCCGATTCCTCGGTATTTATATTGCTCAATATTCGGGGTTCGTGTGTCGCCTTTTTCGATCTTGAGCCAGTCAATTCGGCATGCGCCGGCCGTTTCTTTAGGCGACTGAAAAATGCGAAGGTCTTTAGGCAAACCCGGTTCAAGTTTCGTTGGTGTGAATGTTAGAGACCATACGTCTGTCAATCCCTCAACTGGTTTTAGATCTCCAAAATTAACGTTCCAATAATTATATGCTACAAAGGTTTGACTTGCGGGTTTTGTTCCTTTAAGCGTGATAGTATACGTTTGACCTATTATAAGCTCTTCTTCCGTGTTACCTTTATATATTTCGTACGCGCTAGATTTAATTGGGAACGTCGTACCTTTATTTGCAATATTCTTACCCAACGATGTTTTACCTACCCAGTAAGGGTCATCTAGTAAGTTTGGCTGATACGGAGTGGCTGTTGAGCCTTCTTCGATTTTGATGTCGTACAATTTAAATCCACCATTTATTTTATCCCTGTTAGAAAAACTAACACTAATATAAAAACGATCTAAATTTGTGATTTGATAATTAACGTTAGCTGTGCCTTTGATTGTTATTTCTTTCCCTACATCATCTATTGTAATAGTTGTATTATTTGCTTCCAATAATATATTTTCTCCTGGTGATGTACGATATACCAAACGTAATTTATTAATAGCTCCTGTAGTTCCTTCATCAAATCGAACTTTTGCACTCAGAGTATATGTTTTGCCACTAGCAAGCTGAGGTGTATTAATACGCGTAAACATATCAATGTCCCCTGTACCATCAGACATAAAATGTAACATTCCGTTAACATTAGTTAGTGACCCGTGGTAACCAACGTTAAAATCGCTCGATTTTAGTTTGGACATTAAATTCGGATTCCCACTATAATCATAGCCCCCGAAGTCGATGCTGTTGGAGTACATCACATGTAAGTTACCTAATTTAGAAATTTCTTCTTTCAGAGCATCTAACTTGTCTTGTAGTGTTTTAGCTTGACCAGTTAAATCAGTAATCTGTTTATTTAAGCTATCCATTCTACCTTTAATTTCAGCCAGAAAAGCATCAAAAGTTTCGTTATACTTTCGAATCAATTCTTCTAATTGCGAAACATATTCATCGGCTTGGCCTTGCGAAATGTCAGACACTCCTAGTGAGAAAAAAATGATATCTTGCGTCGTTAAAATTTGATCGTCTTTTCTATATTCTACATAGCAGTGTTTATAATACCCTGCTTCACTCATAAATGTGCCATCAAGAGAAAATGTGACTTCTTCACTAGTTACACTAGTAGCGACACTATCTACGTAACGGTTAGATGGCGTAGTTCCTTTTAAAGTAAATGTTCCGCCGCTCGTATCCATCTGCAAGCCATTTAAAAACGGTTTAACAGTCACCGTGATCCCTTTATCACCTTGACGAGCCATAATAGCTTTGGTGTAGTTTAATTCTTTGCTGAAATCTAAAGCCAAATTATATAAACTGCTAGCCATTTATATACCTCCTTGTCTTCGTTTTAAAAACGTTTTTGGTCAAGCACTGTGCTATCATATGCTGTATCCTCTTTTAATCTAACATCTTCATACCCTAGTCGATGTGCCACTAAATTCCATCTAACCAATACGTTTGGCTTACTAGTTTCAATGATGAAATGGTCAACATCTTCATGAGTAACAGCACACAAAACTAGTTCTGTAGGTGTCACATGTGTCATATACCGACTTAGATTTACTGTCTCAGCAAACATGGGGTCAATATCAACACGAACTTTACCATCATCACCTGTAACGGCTTCCCCATAATCAGCGAAATAATATTCTGGAGTTTCATAAGCGTTCAATAGTCGTTGTCCATAATGTTCTGTTGGTACGGTTGAGTTTTTAGTAC